AAACAGATATAGTTATATCATCGCCAAATGAGGATAAGCCCTCAAACATATATATGAGCTCCGGGAGACCGGAGCTTTTGTTGTGGAGAAAAAGTATGAAAGCCGATGAACTCAAGAACTGGATAGAGGAACTGATAGACAAGGATGAACTGTGGAGGTTCTACAAGTCAAAAGAGTGGAGATCACTCAAGGATAAGATTCTAAAGGAGAATCACTACGAATGTGCCGAGTGTAAGAAGCGAGGAGTCATCACCAGATACGATGTGGATGACGAAGGCAACAAGCATCTTCTCAGCACGGTACACCATGTACAGTTCGTTCGCAAGCATCCAGCTCTGGCACTCAGCAGGACATATACATATGGTGGCAAGACATATCAGAACCTTATACCGGTATGCAAGGCGTGCCACAACAAGCTCCACCCTGAGAAGTGGAAGAAGAACGGATATAAACACAACGATGAAGAACATTTCGTGAATGAAGAACGCTGGTAGAGTACCCCCACCCCCCTATTACCCTAATTTTGGAGAGGGGAAAGCAACGGGGGAATGGACACGACAAAACATCCTCGCGCACGCACGCGAGAAAAAGTGAGGTGAGATCAAAAAATGGCACAGCAGTCGCAGGCAAAAATCAGAGAGTCGCTCATGGCACAGCTCAGAGCCAAGGGTGCAGATGTATCACATTTTGAGGCACTGGTTGATGATTACATGGAATATTGCAAGCTGATCAAGAAGATGAAGGCTGATATCAAGAAACGAGGTATGACATATACTGCCACATCGGCAGCAGGCAAGGAGTACGAAAAGGACAATCCGAACGTCAAGCTCCTGCCGCAGTACACGAGAAGTCAGCTCGCCATTTTGAAGGAACTCGGACTCACAACAGACAAGATAGCGGAGGACGACGGCGATCTTTAGGATTGACAACATACAGGAGATTCAGGAATGGATAGACATCGTTGAACAGGGCATCTATAAGTGCTGCAAAGACCAAGAAAACCTAGTCGCACACGTCAAGAGGTGCTTTGAAACAGAGGAGATACACGTTGACACGGAACAGCTGCAAAAGTATATGCACTTGTGCGAACAGTATGTGCCATTTGAGCTGTTCCCGTGGCAGCGTTTTGTTATAGCGCTGCATGATTGCACATATTGGAACGACTCAGGACTTCCACGCTGGCCGGATCTGTTCACCATGATCGGGCGAGGCGCCGGAAAAGACGGAATGATAGCCATTGAGGCGTTCCTCTTGTCGTCACCGTACAACGGTATCCGTGAATATGATGTTGACATTTGTGCAAATAATGAGGATCAGGCAACACGCCCGGTTAAAGATCTGACAGGGTTCTTCGAGATGCCGGAGAACATCAAGAAGATGCGGCGGTTTTATCATTGGACAAAAGAGAAGATAGTTTCCACAAAAACCAAAAGCACTATCATAGGCAGAACGAACAGTCCAAAGGGTAAGGATGGACTCCGTTCAGGAATAGTCATATTCAACGAGATCCACCAGTATGAGAACTATGCAAACATAGATGTATTTACAACAGGTCTCGGTAAGAAAGAACACCCCCGCCGGTCATATTACACAACAGACGGAGATGTAAGGGAAGGACCTCTCGACGACATTATAGCGGATTCAGAGGGTATTCTCTATAACGGAGAGGATGATAATGGCTTATTGCCGTTTATTAACCGCCTGGATGACGTGAAAGAGGTTGACAACGAAGACAACTGGACCAAGGCAAACCCATCATTGCCGTATTTGCCGAACCTTTTGGCCGAGATCAGAAAAGAGTACAGGGAATGGAAGGAGAACCCGGATCGACTGCCGGCCTTTATGGCAAAGCGAATGAACCGCCCAAGTGGACACAAGGAATGCGGCGTTACAGACTGGGAGAATATCAAGGCTACCAACAAGGAGTTACCGGATCTTAAGGGATGGAACTGTACCGTTGGGATAGATTACATGAAGACATCAGACTTTGCGGCCGTGAATTTCCATTTTAAGCAGGGTGACCAGCGTTATGATATCAATCATGCTTGGCTATGTTCAGCATCCAAGGACATCCCAAGAATAAAGGCGCCATGGAAAGAATGGGTCAAGTCCGGGAAACTGGGGTATGTGGATGATGTGGAGATACATCCAACCGTCATAACAAGCTACATACAAGAGATGGGAAGACTTTACAACATCACCAAGGTGGCTATAGATAACTACAGATATGCACTGATGTCTGATGCACTTGACAAGATAGGCTTCTCAAAAGAGCGAGATAACCTCATACTGATCAAGCAGATAGACATCATGAAGATAGTCCCAGTGATAGACCACTGCTTTATAAATCATTATTTTCACTGGGGCGATGATGTTGTCCTCAGGTGGGCGACTAATAATACTAAAGTAATCAGATATGGAAGAGACCAGGGAGCCGACAAGGGCTCCTTTGTTTATGCCAAGATCGAAGCCAGGTCAAGAAAGACCGATCCGTTCATGGCGCTTGTGGCGTCTATGATACCGGAGGCAGAGATCAAGGAAAGACCTCAGTATATAAGGCTGGGAGTCATCAAGATATAGGAGGTAGGACATGGGAGTATTCCGGAATTTTATCGAGAGGATAATCCCGCTGACCAAGAGGGCAGCAGACGGAACAATAATCATAGATATACCGGCATCACTGTATTACAAGGAACTAGCCATATACACAGCGACATCGCTCATAAGCAATGCTATATCCCGATCGGAGATCCGTTGCTATGAAAATGGCAAGCCGGTGAAGAATCGTGATTACTATCTGCTGAATATATCTCCGAACGCGAATGAAAACAGTTCAATATTTTGGCACAAGGTCATCAATAACATGGTCCGAAAAGGTGAGGCTCTTGTAGTGGATGCTGCAGGAGCTCTGTACTGTGCAGACGGCTATACAAAGCAGAGAGACCAGCCCATCAAGGGTGATGTGTATGCCAATGTGTCCGTGGGAACCTTTACGTTTAACAAGGTATTCACGATCAAGGACTATTACCTATTCACGCTGGACGACATCAATGTGCACCAGCTCATAGATGGCTTGTATGAGGACTATAGCAAGATGCTGACAGCAGCATCAAAAGCATTTAGGAACTCTAACGGACAGAAGTATAAGCTGCATATAGATGGCGTGAGGGCTGGAGATGCAGAATTCCAGAAAGATTTTGAGGAGTATGTAAAAAAACAGATAACTGATTACATATCATCGGAAAATGCGATATATCCAGAATTCGATGGATATGACCTCGAACCGGACAAGGGAGCAAATGTTAAGACCTCAGATGATTACTTGAAGCTCCGGGCAGACCTGTTCAAGATGGTTGCCTCGGCATTCCATATTCCGGAATCAATGATGTCCGGAAATATAACAAGCATGAAAGAGATTGTTGGAGCGTTCCTTACGTTCGGAGTGGATCCTTACGCAGATGCCATAACATCCACACTCAACAAGCGTGGAGATGTGGATAACTATCTAAAAGGCAACTATTATGTGGCAGACACAAGCCGTATACAGCACAGAGACCTCTTCGACGTAGCGGCGAGTGTATCAACACTCATAGGATCAGGCGTGTACTGCATAGATGAGACAAGACAGGAGCTTGGAAAAGAACCACTGAATACCGACTGGTCGAGGAAGCATTTTATAACAAAGAACTTTGAAGAAATAGACAGATTCCTTAGAGGAGTAGCGGAAGGAGGTGAAGGAAAGAGTGAGTAAAAAAGTATTTTATCAGATAACCAGGGATGATGATACGAGAACAGCAGATATCAACATATATGGTGATATCACAGGAAGTGCCGAGATTATCAGAAGCTGGATAGGCGACGATGGCAGCGTATCGGCGAGAGACATTAAGAGTGAGATAGACGGCCTTGACGTGGATACTATCAACGTCTACATCAACAGTTACGGCGGCGAGGTAGCTGAGGCTCTTGCAATATACTCAGCGCTTCAGAGGCACAAGGCCCAGGTACATACATACTGTGATGGCTTCGCCTGTTCTGCAGCTACGATCATCTTCTGTGCCGGAGACGTCAGGACTATGGGTTCTATAGCTCTCATGATGATCCACAACTGTATGTCATACGTTGGCTATGCCAACAGTGAGGAGATGCGCAAGGCAGCAGAGGACAACGACAAGATCAACAAGTCCAGTATCGAGGCATACAAGAAGGTCAGCAACCTCTCAGAGGACGAGATCAAGCAGATGATGAACGCTGAAACCTGGCTCACAGCGCAGGAGTGTCTTGACTATGGATTTGCAACTGAGATAGCCGGTGAGGATGATGAAGAGGACGAGGAGGCACAGCAGAGTGCCATGGCATCTATACATGATGCTATCCTTGGATACAAGCCTGACGTGAAGAAGTTCTTTGAAGAGCAGACATTAAGGCTTGACCAGATACAGAAGACTATAGACCAGATGAGTAAGGAGAGTGATCCGTCACATCTTGACGGTCAGGAACAGACTGACAATTTCTTACAGAAATTCTTTAAAAATTTATCATAAATAACAGGAGGAAGAAAGAATGTACAAACCAGGTTCTAACCCCGCTATTAAGCAGGCAGTTGACGCCATGAATACAGCAATGGCATCAGGAGACAACGACGCTGCACTGGCAGCGTTTGAGCAGTTCGGACAGGCGGTTGCTGATACCGTCAGAGAGGAGTTCCAGTCGGCAAATGGCGATAATGCCATACTTGCACAGAGAGGCTTCAGGGTGCTCACCGCAAGTGAGACTAAGTTCTACGAGGCGGTTATCGAGGCAGGCAAGGCTAAGACTGTTCAGACCATGAACGGACTTCTCACACCTGAGGTAATGCCTCAGACTATTATTGAGGATGTATACAAGCATCTCATTGAGGAGCATCCGCTCTTAGACAAGATCAACTTCGTATCAGTTCAGTATCTCACCACATGGATCCTGAACGATCACACCGTAGACACAGCCGTATGGGGCGAGGTAAATGACGAGATCACAAAGCAGATTACATCTGCGTTCAGAACTATCAAGATGACAGATTGCAAGCTGTCAGCCTTCGCAGTGATCGAGAAGGATATGCTTGACCTTGGTCCTGTGTTCCTCGATAGCTACATTAGGACATTCCTTCAGGAGGCCCTTGCGACAGCTCTTGAGAAGGCGATCATCTCAGGAACAGGACACAACCAGCCAATCGGAATGGATAGAGACATCCATCAGGGCGTGTCTGTTAATACATCAACAGGATACCCAAAGAAGACCGCAGTTAAGATTAAGTCATTCATGCCGGAACATTATGGCCCCGTTCTTGCCAAGCTGGCTGAGACAGAGGTGTGGTACACCAACAACACAAGCGGAGAGATCACGGCAGCAGCCACAGCAGCGAACAAGGACGGTAGCCCTAAGGATGGATACACAAAGCATGGCGGACGCACAAGAGTGTTCGATCAGGTAACACTCATCTGCAACCAGAAGGATTATCTTGAGAAGATCATGCCGGCTACAACTGCGATTACATCAGCCGGAACATATGCCACAAACCTGTTCCCGTTCCCAACCGACGTAGTGCGCTCGGCCGAGATGGCCACAGGTGAGGCTCTGCTCGTACTCCCTGAGGAGTATTTTGCAGGACTTGGATCATCAAAGGATGGAACTCTTGAGTTCTCAGATGAGTTCAAGTTCACACAGGATCAGAGAGTGTTCAAAATTAAGCTCTACGGCAACGGCAAGGCATACGATAACAGTGTGGCTATCCTGCTTGACATATCAGAGCTTACAGCCGCTTACGTCATGATCAAGGCAGTAGATGTTAATGTGACAACACAGGCAGCATCATCATAAGGAGTGAGTACACATGCTTGATAAGAACAATATGCCAGAAGAGTTTGTAACAGATGTCAAAAGACACCTGCAGATCACCTGGAATGATCCGGATACAACCGAGAGCCTTATCAGCATGATGCTTGATGGGGAGATAGAGCTTAATCACTTGTTTGGAGCGGAACTTGACTATTTCGCTCCGGGCTTGGCTCACAGGCTCTATCTCTCATATATGCTGTACGCATACAACAAGGCACTTGATGAGTGGGAAGGAGCCTACAGAGCGGACATCCTGAAACTACAGCATATCTGCAGAGTGAAGGAGGCTAGAAATGCTAAAGAGCAGGTTTAGTAACTACAATGATGGCATTGTTTACATTGTTAAAAAGAAACAAAAGTCAACAGACTTTAACGCTGCCAAGAATGCGCTCAGCCGAGATGATCTTGAAGAGGTGGTCAAGCTTGCATATGAAGAGAAGAGCAAGAGAGACGAGGACATCGAGTTCGCATCGAGCCAGGGCAGGACACTCTCTTTAAAAATAAAGACAAGATCATACAAGGTGGATCCTACATTAAAGGCCATAGCAGGTGACACGCTCTACAGCATCATCAAGCTGGATCACGACAGGGCAAAGCAGGAAATGTACATATATCTTGAAGAGGAAAGGAAGTTAAGCGATGGAGTTAATACCTGAAGAAAGAGAACAGGCAGAATCAATACTTGACGAGACAAGAAAGACTCTTGAAGAGCTTGCCAGATCAAGCGATGTGCCGATGGCAGGGGCATATTACGGCACTTGTACAGCGGATCATCTGGACGAATGGAATTACTTTGTCTTTAACAGGACAAAGACTTCAAAGGCATCAAACCGGTGCGATCTGCAGACCAGATATGAGGTGCATATCATTCATGAGAACTGTATCCCTGAGGGGTATGTGCAGACTGTTATTGATGCGATTGAGGCACAGAGCACACGTTGCGCCGGCGCAAAAATGAAGGCAACATCAGACGATATCCCGTATGAATACATCACGAAGGGCAACACAGATGTGGTTGTTGAGGTGGCAACTATTACGTTTGTACGCCCGGAAAAGAGGGTGTAAATGGGAGTTAGATCAGAATGGTTCAAGCTGGAGGGCGATGTTGTCTTAGATGATCTTATTGATTCATATAAGGATGACGGAATAAGGGTCATCAACGATGTTCTTCATAATGAGGGCGCTGACGTCATTCAGAAGAACATAGCGAGTATCCTGCCAGTATCAGGAAGAAACTGGAACAAGAAGAAGAAACCGGCAAGTGTAGCGAAGCCATTTGAACACAGAGACAGCTTACTAGCAGTTACGATAGCGTCAAGAGGCTCCTATCATTATCTGTATTTTCCTGACGATGGAGAAAACACAAGGAGACATGCTGGTGGCCAGCACTTCATGATGCGTGGAGCAGAAGAATCATCAGATAAAATCATAGAAATATGCCTGGGAAAACTTCTGGGCGACTAGGAAATCCTAGAAAGGAGATAAAAATGTCAAACATCTTTTCAGAATTTGAAATAATAGAACAGCATATCAAGGTAGCAGGAGAAGATACATATGAGGATATGAACTGTGTAGGTTCGAGCGAAGAGGAACTTGCAGTCAGAACAATCACAAAGAAGTGCCGGGGTAGAATCAGGAAGAAGAGAACTCGTGGTACTGGAGATGGAGCACTGAAAGAATCCCTACATGTACCTCGCACGGTCTATAACAAGATATATGATATGACAAGGGAGAAGCTGGCCAAGGGTGTATATGCCTATGGAGAAAACAGCAAACACCCTGAATTCTCACTGACACAGAAGGTATTGGATGAAGACGAGAATGTCAAGTATAAGGCATACCCTAGATGTATTTTATCGTCGGGACCATCAAGGAAGATCGAAAACGGAGCGGAAGAAGTGGCCGAGTTGGAGATGACCATTGATCTGATGCCGGATGAGAATGGTGAATGCATGTACGAGGCGCTTGAGAGTGAGCTTGAAAGCGAAGAAATCAAGCAGCAGTGGCTTACTAACTTCTCGCTAGAACTTGTAAAGGCAGTATAAGAGATAAGAGCACCCGCAAGGGTGTTCTTTTTTGTAGGAGGAAATAAATGGTATACCACAAATTACTGATGGCGGATGGAAGATTTGAAAACGTGACACTCAATCTTGGCGCTATAGCAGAGCTTAACAAGAGAAATAAGCCGCTGGCAGATGAATATTTTGCCAAGTACAAGGAAATGCAGAAGAAGGGCGAAGACTTCAACGAGCTTGACATGGCGAAGTTCATCTACATTGCCTACGCATGCGCACATCTTGATGAAGATATCCCATCGTTTGAAGAATTCCTAACCGAAGTTACAGACGATAGGGAGGAACTTGGAACGACGTTTGAGAATCTGTTCAATTCCGCGAAAAAAAAACGGGATTCCGTGATGCATTCCGGAAAGCCACGAAGGAGAAAGAACGGTCGATAAAATTACCCAGGTTTGAGCTGGAGGACATAGAGGACTACTACACGTATTATGTGTTGATCCTCGGAATCCCGGAAAAAACATTTTACGACAGCGACTTAAACTTTCTGTCGGCGGTTGCAGCAAATAAGGCAGCCTATGACGGATGGATGAACTACGCAGTGAAGAAGGCAGGTGAGAGACGTGGCTAAGAAGAAGAGCGAGGCAAGCGTCAAGTTTACAGCAGACACAAAAGAATACACAGCGAACCTCGATTCGGCAAGGAATACAACGAAGAATCTGAAGGCAGAGCTTAAGCTTGTCGAGGCGCAGTTCAAGAATACTGGTGATGAGGGCGAGTATTATACCCAGAAACAATCAATACTTGAGAGACAGCTTGAGGCTAACCAGCAGGAGCAGGAAGCCCTTACAAAGAAGCTTGAGGCTGCAAAGGCCATATATGGCGAAAACAGCGTTGAAGTTGACAAGTGGGCGAGGGCAATACTGAGCTCACAGACACAGGCAGAGAGGCTCAAAGGTCAGCTCGCCAACCTTATACCGGAAGTAGATGAGAATGCACAGGCTATGGCAGAGCTCGACAGCGCCATGGCGGAGTCGGACAGCACAACATCACAACTCACCGCCAAAATGAAACTTGCAGAGGCTCAGTATAAAGCTACCGGCGACGAGGAGGAATACCTCAGCCAGAAACAGAAGCTCCTTGAACAGGAGATAGAGGCGAGTAAGCGAAAACAGGAGACCCTCACGCAAAAGCTGGATCTTGCTAAAAAGGCATATGGTGAGAACAGCGACGAGGCAAGAAAGCTAGCGACACAGCTCACTAACACACAGACCAACACAGTGAAGCTGCAGACTGAGGCTAAGAACCTGAGCAATGCTCTTGAAGAGAATGTGCAGGATCTTGAGGCAGCAGGCGAAAGTGCGAAAGAGGCAGGCGAAGGCTATACTGTTGCGAAAGGAGCGATGGCAAACCTTGTGAGCGATGGCATCAAGGGGCTTGGTTCTGCGTTGTCAGAGATCGGAACGGACTCAGATGCAGCAAGTGCGAGATTTGCGGCTGCTACAGGCACAGCGGCTGACTCCATGGATGAATACAACCAGGTCATGCAGGAGATATACAAGGATAACTTCGGAGAAAGCCTCACAGATATAGCCGAGAAGATGACCAAAGTAAAGGAAGTAACCAAGGAGGTTGATCCATCACAGCTCAAGTCTCTCACCGAGAACGCTATAACCCTCGAGGATACATTTGGAATGGATATGACAGAGACCCTTAGGGGAGTCAACTCACTTATGAGCCACTTTGGCCTGTCGGCTACAGAGGCGTTCGATCTCATGGCAAGCGGTGCACAGCAGGGTCTTAACTACACCGATGAGCTTGGCGATAACGTGTCAGAGTATGCAGGTAAGTTTGCTGAGGCCGGGTACACGGCTGATGAGTATTTCCAGTTGTTAAAGAATGGCTCAGAGGGCGGTGCATATAACCTGGACAAGGTCAATGACGCCATTAACGAGGTAACGACAAGACTTGGAGATGGAACTATTGCGGATACCATGACACAGATTGACGAGAAGACCGGAGAGGTCAAGGATGGCACAGGTGTGTGGAGTCAGAAGACTGAGGAACTGTTCGCAAAATGGCAGAACGGCGGCGCAACTCAGAAGGATGTAGTGTCGTCAATCGTTGCAGACATACAGAACGCTAAGACTGAACAAGACAAGATGAACCTGGCCGCACTTGCGTTCGGAACAATGGCGGAAGATGGTGGCACACAGTTCATTCAGTCAATATCATCTGTTGGTGACAGTTTTAGTGATACCAAGGGCAAGATGGACGAGCTGGCCAACATAAGATATGACGATGTGGGCAGTTCACTTGAAGGACTTGGCAGAACCCTCAAACAGGATATCATACAGCCGATAGTTACTGACGCGATACCGAAGGTGACAGAAATCATAGAAAATGTATCGAACAATGTACCGCTTATAGTGGCAAAGCTCCAAGAGATGCAGCCAATCATCACGGCGATAGCCGTGGTCATAGGAGTATTAACAACAGCAATGGCAATCCAGTCAGCAGTGACAGGAGTCAAAGCGGCTATGGAGGCGGCAGAGACCACTACACTGTGGGGACTTGTAGCGGCACAGACAGCAGCACTCGCACCATACTTATTGATAGCGGCAGCTATAGCGGCTGTAATTGCGATCATAGTTCTATGCGTTAAACACTGGGATGAGATCAAGCAGAAGGTCATAGAAGTGGCTCAAATACTGAAAGAAAAGATGGCGGCTGCATGGGAATCGGTGAAGGAATCAGTAAGCAATGGAATTGCTAAGGTTAAAGGCTTTTTTGTCAATATGCTTAACTGGATCAAGAGCAACTGGCAGGGACTTCTCTTGCTGCTTGTTAATCCATTTGCCGGAGCTTTCAAGCTGCTTTATGATAACTGCTCAGGCTTCAGAGAATTTATAGATAATTTCATGAGCAAAATACATGAGACTATATCTAATGTGGGTAATAAGATTAAGAGCACTGCCAAGAATATATTTCATAAGGTAAAAGAGGCAATCACCCATCCGATTGAAACGGCGAAGGAAACTATATCGAACTTGGCAGATAAGATAAAGGGAATATTTGAGAAATTGAAGATAAAACTCCCAGATATCAAGCTCCCTCACTTTAAAATAAGCGGCGGCGAGGCACCATGGGGAATAGCCGGAAAGGGAACCAAACCGACGGTTGATGTGGAATGGTATAGAGCCGGTGCAGTGCTGAAGAGAGCCACACAGTTCGGCACAAGTCCATCAGGAACACCAATGGTTGGTGGCGAGGCCGGATATGAGGCAATAGCACCTATCGATGTGCTGCAGGGATATGTTGCGGAGGCTGTCGAGGCAGCAGGCGGAACAGGTCAGATAGACTATGATCTGCTCGGCGAGGCGACAGCAAAGGCGTGTGCAAGAATGAACATCACCATCAATCTCAATGGCAGAGAGATCGGAAGATTGGAAAGGCGGCCGGTATGACATTATATTACGAAAGCTCAGACGGACAGATTATAGACTTCATGAGTGGTGGGATATACGCCCAGACGCCTGAAAGTCTGCTTGATGATGAGTGGAATTACACAACCATAACCGGTATCAATGGCATAGGCAAGATCAAGAGATTCTATAAGGACACCAAAACGTACAGCTTGACACTTGATATCATGGCTGATAGCGCCGAAGAGTTCAATGAGCTGATGAACCACATGTACACAGTGTTTGACAGAGATGTGCAGCGTATGTTACCAGGGAAGATATGGTGGAATGGTTATTACAAGCAGGCATACATAGTTAGTAAGAAACACTCAGATTATGATGAATTGTTTGAATCTGTGACTAAACAGTTGACAGTTCTGAGTATTCATCCGATGTGGACTAAGGAATATAAACATAGCTACATGGCATCATCCGGAGAGGTTGGCGCGTTGGATTACGGCATGGAAGGATTCTATGACGGATACGACTATGGTGGTTACGACTATGGACAGGCTGAAGTTATAGAGGTCCTGAGTGTTGACACGGTGGCTGGTGCGAATTTTGAGATGACCATATTCGGTCCGATATCACAGCCGACAATCATAATAGGTGATCATAAGTATGGTATGGATGCAGATATAGCCGCGGGCGAGTACGCTGTTATTAACACTATATCAAAGACCATAAAAAAATACGACCAATATGGTCGTGAAGAGAATATATACCATACAAGAGCAAGAGACAGCTACATATTTGAGAAACTACCCACAGGAGCATTGAGAATACTCAAGGCTAAGGAGCTGGCATTTGACGTCATTGTATACGATGAAAGAGGTGAGCCGGAATGGATCTGATATATGCAGATGACACAAAGAAAGACATAGGCATATTCGATGCATATACATTAGACCTGTCATATGGCGAAGATGAAAACGACTTTGAGCTCAAGATCGACCGGTCGGCACACTGCTGCAAAGCTGGATACTATATATATGTTGAAGGCGAGGAGTACGGCGGAGTTATTGAGAAGATAAAAGTCAATACCAAATCTGATGAAGTGACATATTCAGGCCCGACGTGGCAGGGATACATAGATCATAAGGTGCTCTGTCCGGATCCGGGGCAGGACTATCTTGTGGCGGATGGTGAGGCACATGAAGTGCTTGCCGATCTGATAGAAAGGCTAGACCTGCCCGCTCTGTTTGAGGCATCGACAGAAGACTCGGGCATCACAGTACATTATCAATTCGAAAGATATGTGACAGCATACAAAGGCATCAAGGCGATGCTGAAGGATGCCGGAGCAAAGCTTAAGATCAAATGGCAGAACGGCAAGGTAATAATGCGTGCGGAACAGGTTCACGACTATTCACAGGACGAGGAATTTGATACTTCACAGGTAGAATTTGAAGTATCTCGGGAATATGCCCCAGTCAATCATGTTATATGCTTAGGTAAGGGAGACCTTGCAGACCGGGCAGTGATACACATCTTCACAGATGAGAACGGCGGCATACAGCCGTATGCGAAAGTAAAGAATCCGGTAGAAGATTCAGACTATATACTTGACACATCGAGACAGGTCATAACTGGAGAACGGGAAAATGTCAGCGTACTTGAGATGAACAGCGCGCAGGAAACCACGAATTATATTCTCCAGACAAGCAAGCCATCAGATTGG